CAAACAGCAGGAAAGCTGTTGGATAATACTGTGAAGCTACCCAGTTATTTTACTTATGTATTTCATAGCAGGGTGTTTAGTCAGAACAATGTGCTGACTTACAAGTTCCAGACTCACAATGACGGTAAATACCTGGCTAAAACACCAATGGGTATGTTCAAAGATGATTTTGTAGATAATGATATGAAAGACATCATCACTACAATTGATGACTATAGAAATGGCAAAGCTATTACAGCTACTGCTGCTCCTGTAGCAACTCCTGGCGTGCCCGTCAAGCTGGGTTAAAAAAAACAAAACAAAATAAAAACAACTAATAAAATTTAACATGAAAAAAATCACATTTGATTTCTTGAAAACAATGGAGATTAAGGAAGTTGAGAAAACTCCCCTGACAACTCCTACCAGCAAACTTCCTGCTCCAGGTGCTCACCTGAGATTGTTTCCTGATGGTACTGTGTATCCCAGTCCTGAACTGGTAGCTCTTCATAATCTTGAGTTCCAACCACAAGGTTCTGCAGCTGCTGAAAATGGATATGATGTGTTTACTTCTATAGAATGGGAACAGTATGGTAACAGTTCTTCTTCTGCACAGCCTTTTGTATGCTTGGCATTGGTAAGCAAGCATCAGTCTAGGGTTAGTTTGTTTTCTCAGACAAAGTACAATCCTGATCAAACCCCAAAATCCAGTGTGCTAACACAAAAAACTACAGCTGGGCTCGAGCTAATCACAGCATTAAGTGCAGTATACCTGGAAAAGCCTGAAGACAATTTGTTTGAAGACAAAGCTTACCTGGATCTGGTAATAGGATTAAATTTCCCATTGGCAAAAACATCTACCGGAATTTATCACATCCCAAAAGTATTTGCTAAAGGTAAAGAAGCCGGCAAGCCTACTTATGTACGCAGAGAAAACATCCAGATCTTTCCTATAATGATCATGGAAGAAACTGCAGCACAAAAACCAACTCCTGCAGCACAACCAGTAGCACCAGCTGCTGTTCCTACTCCTGCTGCTACTCCAGTACCTAAAACTGCTGCAGCAGCAATCTTTGGGGTATAATCACACTCACACACAAAAGCTAAAAACAATTAAAAAATTAAAAACTAAAAATTATGATTACTCCTGGTATTTTAACAGATCTGCATATTGTCAAAGCAGAAAAAAATGACAAAGGAACTTTAGTTGTTACTGTTCAGCAAGGCGAAGGCGATGCTGAGTCATTGGCATCTATATCCAAAGTAACTTCTCAGTCAGAATCTGAGCAGCAGTTTTATTTCTGGCCTATAAAAGCAGATGACAGACTTACTACTGCAGAAGCTATTGGCTCTGCTATGTATGAAAGATTCAAAGATTTCAGAAATCAGCTTGGGCATATTCTGGAACAGTTCATGCCAGTTGACAGCCTGAATTTTGATCCTGTTGCAGGCATGCCACATATTACTACGGTAACAGCTTTGAAAGCTGCACTGGGAGATCCTGACACGGGTGAAATTGTTGCTGCAAAGGTGTATGATAATTACATCACGGCTTTTATCAACTATATCACACCTGTATTGCAAGGCCCTACACCAGCACTCAGAGGTAAATTTGTACGTGCTTCCAAAGACAAGCATTTCCCGGCATTTCCACGGTTCATCCCATTCCTAGAGCCTGCAAGCATTCCTGAGAAAAGCAGCCGGCTCTCCTTCACAGCTTATGAGCTGGGATTCAGAACAGGAGATGACAAGAAGGATAAAACTACCTGGACTGGTTTTGATCAGTCTAATCCTGTCCCAGGTGGCGATGCTTCTGCTGAAGATGCAGCTGCTGTGGATAAATTGTTCCCAGCAACTAACAGGTAAGCCAAGCCATGTCAGAGCGTATCTTAAATGGCTTTAAGCCGGAAAAGCAATTGCCTGACAAATTTGCAATCTTAGACCTGGTTGATGACTACACTTTATTTTGTTATTACATCAATGAAGAAGTGTATATCAACCAGGTTATTTTATCTCCGCTTAGAAATCCTGCCTTAGATCAGCCTGATACTGTACCGAGTTTTGTAATTTATGAATCCCGGTATAACAAGCTTAAATTTTATGATCATGGCAAAGGTGAAAAAGGCGGAGATATTTTTGATTTTGTGCAAGAGCTATATGGCCTGCCTGATTTTAAAGCAGCTTGTCAAAAAATATCCAGCGATTTTGGATTAGGATTATATCCCAATGAAAATTGTCATACTTCTCAGCAAGTTTTCTTAACTCCTGGTGACAGAAAGGTAAAACCCAGGGCTGATATCCAGAACATCATAAGCTTTGATAAGTTCACTCCTCAAGGTAAAGCATACTGGGATCAGTATTATATCACTCCTGAGATCCTAACAGAATACTGCGTTACACAAGTCAGAAGCTTAATCACAAACAGAAATGTCTCTACGTTAAGAACTTTAGCTTTTGGGTATAGGATTGGTAATAAATATAAAATTTACCAGCCTTATGAGCCAGAATTTAAGTTCATGAATAACTACCCTTCTAATTATGTAGAAGGATTGTTTCAACTAACACAGAGAAAATCTGATAACAGGCTGCTAATCATTACAAAATCAACCAAAGATGTAATGGTTTTAAGATTGCTAGGCTATGATGCGATATCACCAAAAGGTGAAAACATTTTAATCCCAGCAGATACTATCCAGAAGCTTAAATTGCAATTTAAAAAAATTGTAATGCTTTTTGATAATGATAAAGCTGGAGTTAAGGGCGTGTTCAAGTATGCTGAGCATAACTTCCAACATATCTGGATCCCTGGGGAAAAAGATGTGTCTGATTTTATTGCTAAGTTTGGCCCGCAAAAAACACATGATTTATTACTAGACCTATTACACTAACTAACATGACAGATCTTGATCAAAATATCAGAAAGCTTTTCAATAAGCATTTCCCCACATTACAAGCAGAAAACACAATGTCGGGAAATGAGATAAAAGTTTTCATAGAAGAGCTGGGCATTATAGTCCAGAAATTAATGGCTAATTCCAAAAAACAGGAATACAGTGAAGGTGCTTACATTAGCATCCGGGAACTGGAAGAGATTCTCCGGGTTATGCGAGATCTTAAAGAGTGTTATGAAAATAACAAACCACACACCACACAAGATATTCTCAGACTAGATGAACTCAAGCAGCTGGAATACAAACTCACAGAAAAAATACTAACTAACAGGTAACTTACAACAACTATGAAAAAAATCGCAATCAAAACCAACTTACTAGGCAGGGGAGAAACTTTTAAAATTCTGGCTGTAGGCCATGCTACAGGCTATCCAGTACTACTCGTGGGCCCTCCAGGTGTGGGTAAAACCAGAGTGTTGCTGGATTATAGTATGGGCCTGAACAATGGCAATGCTATAGATGCATTGCAACATACTTTCATTCTGGAAACAGATGAAGGAACCAGACCAGCTGAGATCAAAGGTAGAGTAGACATGGAGAAGCTGCTTGCTCCTGGTATTGACACCGCTACCGGTAAAAACCTTACGCCAAGATATGAGCTGAACTCTCCTATTACAAAATCAAAAATGATTTTGATCAATGAGGTGGATAAAGCCAATCCTGGTTTGAGAAACTCTATGCTTGGTGTCATGAATGAGAAAATGCTGTTCAATGGCCAGGACAAGATTTACTGCCCATGGGAACTGTTCTGTGCAAGCTGTAATGTTATCCCTAAAGAGGAAGCTAACAATCCTTTCTGGGATAGGTTTGTGATCAAGCATCAAGTTAATAGGTTAACTAAAACACAACTGTTGCAATACTTCGGCAAGAATTCAAAGGCTCCAGTGGAGATTAATCTCCCTGAAAGCAATGATATTGACACATTTATTGCCAGCGATATCAACAGTGATTTGCTGAGAAGCTTTTTGGATGTGACTTATGATATCCTGTCTGACAGAAGCTTGAGTTATATCCCACGCATCATTGCTGCAGTAGCTTTTGTATTTGATGTAAACGTAAAAAAAGCTGCTATTAAGGCTTGTGAAATCCTGGCTGGTCCAGAGCGTGCCAAAACATTAGGCACCAAACTTGAGCCTGCTGAGATCAGCAACATCAGGAACAAAATAGAGTATATTAATACACTGCAAAACTATGATCAGATCTTGAATCAAATCGAAGATATCAAGAAAGCTGCCAAAGCTGCAAGTGTGCTTGATTCTGTCACCAAGGTTGATCTGGAAGACCTGGCTAAAGATTTAAACAAAATCTTGTCCAAGCATCCAGTGTATAATGCTGGTCTGCCTCAAGATGCAGTATCTGCAAACTAATTTTTAATTTTTAAATCTACCAACTATGGCAAAGAAGACCGGTAAATGGGATAATTGGAGTTGGGAAGATGCTTTTCAAGTCTCAGAGAGGGAGCTGGTTAACCCCAAGCTCTCTCGCTGGGATAAAAGCGATCTATATGATCTGCTTGTAGTAAGAGATCTGCGTAAACATTGTGCTGATAAAAATATTCAGCCTTATGCTGCAATGTCTGATGTAGATTTCGAAGCTGCAGTTGAAAAAGTATTCCCGAAATATATGTTGTATGATACCTATAACATTAATCACACACCTACAGAAAATATCAAGCTTGCCAATACAGATGAAAACAACAAATGGCTTTTTGATTTCTTAATGAACAAAGCCACGGGTTATTATTCTAAAACTGTCACTCAGCAAAATCCTTTTAACAGTTATGTGTACAGCTCTGAGATCATGAAGCAGCTGTTTGATATATATCAACAGGAAAATCCTCAGGGCCCTGGTGATGGTGATGGTGAAGGTAAAGATGGTAAAGGCCAGTCTGGTATGCAGAAAATGCTAAGCAAAATGCAAAGCAATTCAAAAGGCAATCAGAAGCTGGATAAAGCCATGGACCAGGCTCAGCAAAAAGCAGATGAAAGGATCAAAGACGCTGATGATACTGGCAATGCTACAGGAGATCTTGGATGTGATAAATCCATGGGTGATTTTAGCCTGGGAGAGTTATCAGAATTCATGAACTACATGGAAGCACTGGATAACATAGAGCTACCAGAATCTGTAGTAACCAGCTTTGTGAAGAATACCTTAAAGCTTTCTGAAGCTTATTTTTCCACCAAGTACACAGAATCTCAGGTAGAGTTGCTCGAGGCTGATGTAATAGATGATCTATCTAACATAGAATATCTGTTTCCTCAGCTGAGGGCACTAGGTCTGGACAATATTGTAACTCATGAGCGTAAATACCACATGAAGTTTGATCTGTTTGTAGATATTTCCGGATCTATGAGCAGTCAGATCTATGATGTTAAAGGTAATGGCAGCATTGCTGGTATAGACCTGGCCAAGATCACTGCCCTAAAGCTTAAAAACATGGGTCATGTAGAGGATGTATATCCTTTTCAGTCCAGGGTAGAAAAAAAGCTTACCAAGAAAAGTGACATCGCGTTGATGAAATGCACCGGAGGTACTGATATCAATGAAGTTATTCGTACAGTACAAAAAACAGACAGGCCCAGTGTAGTGATCACAGACATGCAGGATAGTATAAGTATTTACGATCCTAATGTGTTCTTTGTGGGCATACTTGGAGCCACGTTTGAGAATTTCCGCGGACAAACTATAGGCAAACAATACATTGAAAACCGCCAGTGTATCAAATATGACAATACTAACAAGTTTGTCCTGGTGCAGTAATTTGTTACCTTTGCACTTCCTACAGTCTTCTAAGCATAGACTTAAGGTTATACAGTATATAAAAAGCCGTTATTTATTAACGGCTTTTATTTTATATTTTTTTCTGTATAGCTTTAGGAAAATGCTTACAACTTATGGGCAGTAAACGTAACCGCACTGCAGGCCATGGCTTCGAGAGGTGCATTATCAACGAGCTTAAGCTATTAGGCTTCCCGGAAGCAGTTTCAGCAAGATCAGAAAGTAGAAATTTAGATGACAAAGGTGTTGATATCTGTAATGTCAAGCCTTATAACATTCAGTGTAAAAATACTGTGCTTACACCTAATTACCATGAGCTGATTACTAATATGCCTCAGGATCCAGAGGTAGCCAACATCGTCATTCACAGAAAAACTAAAAAAGCTAATACCAGGTTTGTAACCCAGGATGATTACGTGTTAATGCGAAAGGCAGACTTCTACAAGATCCTGAAGAAGCTTCATACTTAAAATTTTTGTTAGTTAGTCAACACTAAGGGGAGCTGGTAACAGTTCCCCTTTTTTTATTTAAAATTATGAAATTAACAGTATGGGTAAATGTTTACTACGCATGCTACACAAACAAAACCCGGTTTTACTTCTCGCAATCTTATCCTACTAAAGTTAAAGCTCTAGCAGGACTTGCACACAAGAAGCACAGCATGAAAGATTTGTATTATGACACTATTAAGATCTACTTATAATTATGCAAGAATTATTCGAAATCTACAAAGCACTGCTGAAAATCCTGATACAAGGAATAATAATCGCAGCAATCACGATAGGGCTAATAATCCTAACCCTATCTATTCTAAAACAATGTACACCAGTAAAACAAACACAAAATGTACAAAGTACATTTATATTATGATACTATAAAGATCTACTTATGACAGACCTAGAAGATGTTGAGTTTCTTCCTCCAGACAAGAAAACTACTGCTAATGCTGCCTTGATTAGAAAGGCTTTCCGGGAAGGATTTAAAGAGGGTATTGCTTTTATGAACGAGAGCGATTCTATGCATGATGCTCACTGGAAGAAACAAGCTTTTAAAGATTTTTGCAAGAAAAACAAAATCAAATTATGAAACTAACAGAAGACTTTCTTTTAGAAAATGGATTTGAAAAAGTTCCACATTTTACAGTTACAAATACAATATTTAAAGACCTGGGAAGAAATAGAATTTTGTCAATAGGCTGTGCTGGAACTCCTAACGAAATAATTTGGATATGTGAAGTTGATGCAATTAATCCAAAAAAGATCAATGATTTAGTGTGCCTTAGAAACTATGATTATGATGGCTACACAACCCAAGAAGAATTACTAGAGATTTATTCCATCATCACAAATAACAAAAATCATGAAAACTAACTTACAACGAAAAATCAGCTGGGAGCCAGCTTATGATAAGCGCCATTCAGATCCTAGTAAAAACTATGGCGTACATGGCTTGACTATGAGATTTTTAGTATCAGGTAAACTTGGTACTGTACAGTTCCTGCTTTATACAAACTGGTTGTTAGCCAGCACCCGGAAAGATTTTGATGAATTTGAAAAAGTCAGCAGATTTTTGCTGGATCCTTTGCCAGCAGATATAGGCTACCATTCAAGAGTTCCCAGGTATGAGGGCCAAAATCCAATGTTTAAAACCAAGATCAAGCGCAAAGCCCCAAAAGAAATTGTATTTGATGACGAAGTAGTAAGTCTGCCGGATTTTGAATTAGACAGAGAGTTCCTGCCAGAGCCTTGTATTTATCTTAACGGGGATCCTTGTTTTTATGACGGAAGTAGCTTAAATGCTGTAAGGTATTTTGATATCCTAGTAGAGAAAGGCGATGAAGCTTTGTGGCTTGCACTGGAAGATTATTACTCTAGGGCATTAGGTATTGAAGCAAGCTGGTTAAGCAAGTTTTACATTTTCGCTGACGAGACAGATAAAAACGAGCCTGTAAATCCAATACAATGGTTTTATATCTACAGGCATCAAAACGGGGCCTGGGAAAAAAGTGAAATGTTTAACAGTATACCCAGTGTTATCTGGTCAAAAATAAAAACGCATTGCCAAGTTTATTACAAAAAATTTAATAAGTTTACAAGTAGAAAAACTGTATAACGCTTATGCTTTGCTTACAACTCAGACCTGGAGTTTCCTCTCCCGGTATTTTCACAACTAACTTTATCCTACTTATGCTAACTACATCACAACAACGTGAAGTGGACAAGTGGCTTATTAAGAATCAGCCTCAAGTCCAATACTTGCTTGAGGAAAATGCGCTTAAGCAACTTTTGTATGAAGTTTATGAAGCTGGCATACAGACACAGCTTACTCTGGAACGTAAAAACAATGAAGAAGAGGAAGAAGATGACGATGCTAATGAAGCTGAAGAAGCTAAAATTCAGGAAGAAGTTAAATCACGTATCCAAGATGATAAGCTTACATGCTATTCCAGTATACTAATTCAAAATTTATGACACCTGTAAACACACATGTTAACAAAGTACTTATTGATGCTGATAGTATGGTCTACATCCAAGCCTGGGATGTAAAAGAGTTAGAAAATAATCCTGAGAACTATGCGCTGGTGATTCACAAAACAGATGGATTTGTTAATAACATTTTGAATGCTACCAGAGCTGAGCGTTACATAGGTTTCCTGAAAGGTGCTCAGCCTACTTTCAGGCATATAGCTAACCCAGACTATAAAGCTAAGCGTAAAGGCAACAATGAATGGCTTGACAAGTGGGGAGCTGTGATTAAGCACAGATTGATTTCCAAGTGGGGATTTATCCAAGTTGAAGGTATGGAAGCAGAAGATGCTGTAAACATCATGGCTAATTGTACTGGTATTTCCCCTACGATAATAGCTCATATTGACAAAGATCTGGATCAGATCCCAGGCTTTCATTACAACTACAAAAAGCTTACTTCTTATACTGTAAACAAAAGCGAAGCAGAAAGA